CTGGTCGGCGCGAGACTGGTCGGCGCGAGACTGGACGGCGCGAGACTGGACGGCGCGATCCTGGACGGCGCGAGACTGGACGGCGCGATCCTGGACGGCGCGATCCTGGACGGCGCGAGACTGGACGGCGCGAGCCTGGACGGCGCGAGACTGGACGGCGCGATAGGTCTGCTGCCGCGAGCCGTAACGCCGTTGCAAATCCTCGGGACCAGGCACCCGATCATCGTTCGATCCGCAGGATTCATCACCATCGGCTGCAGGCATCACGAGATTCAGTGGTGGCGCCAGCATTACGAGAAGCTCGGCAAGGCGGAAGGCTACACTGACCCGCAAATTGCCGAATACGCCGCCCACATCGAATACTGCGCGTCATGGATGCAGGCCTACGGGGTCGATCAGCCCGAAGTGGCGCTCGATGCCCCTGTCCAGCAGCAAAGCGCATAACGATTTTCGAAGTCCCACCCTGAGGGTGTCAGGGTAAACCAAAAGCTCATCGGGTGAATTGACAGGTGGGCAGGTCTGAACAGAAGGGGCCGGGATCTCCCGTCACGGCCCCGTCAGTCACGAAAGGAACGCCATGAAGATCGAACCTTCACAGCACGATACTATCTTCGCGCAGTTGCGCAAGAAGCGGAAATGGACCGGCCGACGCAATGGACACCGGGTGAGATTATGGACCCGGCCGTCACCTGCAGGCGTGCAGATCTGCTACCAAGTCACCAAGAGACACCTCGCCGTCTCAGGCCATGCGTATGCCGTTGCTCGGGCCATAGAGCACGTCAATGAGGTGCTCGAGCCCGGCCAGGTGCGAATAGCTCAGCCTGAGGCGATGCCCCTTACAGCGGCTCCCAGGCGTCAGGAATGGCTGCCGTACAAGGACGGTGAGCTATGACAAAACAACAGAACCACACCCGCATCCAGGAACTTGAGGTCGAAAACTGGAACCTGAGGCATCCAGTCGGCGCGGAAGTCGAGTTCACCAACGACTCTGGCGAGGTCAAGAGGACCACCACGAAATCAGAGGCCTTCATGCTCAGCGGCCACACGGCGGTGGTTTCGCTTAAAGGGATCTCCGGCTGCTATCTCCTCAGCCGAGTAAAGGTGGTGAGCTGATGCCGCCGCCTGAAGTGCTCTTCACTCCTGACGTCATCATTGCCGCACTCGACCGGCTAACCGACCAGGAGGCCTTCGAACTCGATCAGTACGCCGGCCAGGGAACACGAGAGCAATACTGCGAGCGAGCTACCGTGTGGCTGCTCTCCCGCGGATTCAGCGGCCGCGCCGTGATGGTGGTGAGCGCAAATGGGCCGTCCTAAGCTCAAACGCCGTTTCTGGACCGCAGAAGACCTCGACCAGGTCCGCCAGTGGTACCCGGTGGAAGACACCGAAGCCATAGCGCAGCGCCTCGGTCGAACTGTCTTGGCCGTGTACGACGCCGCCGGTAAACTCCGTATCACCAAGACGGCCGAGTACATCGCGGCCAAGAACCGCATCGAAGCGGAGCTCCTCGAGATCTCCGGCGCCATGTACCGCTTTCGGCCTGGCCAGGTGCCGGTCAACAAGGGCGTCCGCCAGCCAGGCTGGGGACCAGGCCGGATGAAGGAGACGCAGTTCAAGAAAGGCAACCTGAGCGGGTTTGCCGCGGCCACCATTCGGCCCATCGGCACCATCCTCGCCGACAACGAAGGCTTCTATCGCATCAAGGTTCGCGAGAGAGAGCCTGACAACCCCAGGCATGTTGGGTGGAGCCGAGATATCTGGCCTCAGCTCTCCCACCTGGTGTGGGAACAGCACCATGGCCACATCCCGCCCAGCCACAACATCATTTTCAAAGATCGCGATCGCAGCAACTGCACGATCGAGAACCTGGAGTGTGTCTCGCGCGCGGACATGGCGCGCCGCAACGCAATGTGGGGTCGCTATCCGCAACCGCTTGCCCTGGCGATCCAAATGAACGGTGCACTCAAACGAAGACTGAGGAGGCTGGCCAATGCAGAACAAAATGACGGACCTACGCAATCATCTCTTTGAAACAATCGAAAGTCTGAAGGACACCGAAAAGCCGATGGATCTGGCGCGGGCCAGGGCCATCAGCGAGGTGGCCCAGACCATCATCGACACGGCCAAGGTCGAGATAGACATGCTCAAGGTGGTCAACGCCGATACCGGGAGCGAATTCTTCGACCAACCGCAGAACCTGGAACGCCGGCGCCTGGCGGCGGCCGCGGCCGGCGGCCCGCGCGCGATCGGGAGGTAGCTCAATGCCCTGCCACGTTGTGAGACTCCCAGGCGGCTCTACCGCCATCGTGATGAGCGCCGCCCCACGGCCGCGCAAGTGCTCGGTTTGCGGACGGCAAACTAAAGACTATCGCCTCTGTGATGGGTCGACCGGCCGGGGTAAGACCTGCGATGCCGTGTTGTGCACGGCCTGCACCACACGGCGCGCAAACGACACTGACTACTGCCCGCTGCATGTCCGCGCAGCGGACGGAAAGCTGAGGCTGTGATGCCCTTCACACTCATAGCGTTGTCGTGCGTTGGCTTGCTGGCCGCGCTCGCAGTGGTGATATTTCTCTGGCTGGCCGTCGACGTCGCCAGAGCGGACGCGAAAATCCAACGGTACATGGAGTGGCCACATGCCGATTCCTAAGCAGCTTCGCCACTTCTACCGAGGGCCTCAGTATCAGGCCTTTCGCAACGCACTGCTCAACAGGTCCGGTAACGCCTGCGAGCAGTGCCATGCTCCCAATCGAGCACGGGTCTTCCGGTCGAACCTGACGGAGTTTGCGGGCTGGTGGTGGAGCGAAGCGTCGGGGATGGCCTACGATCCACGAGGCAACCTGCAGGCGCACCTGCATGCTTTCGCCGTCATGGAAGCCCACGAGAACGCCGACTGGCGGGCGGTAAAAATCGTGCTGACGGCCGCGCATCTCAATCGAGTACCAGGAGATGACCGGCCGGAAAACGGCAAGGTGCTCTGCCAATGGTGCCATCTCAACTACGATCTTCCGCAGCACGTCTACAACTCGAAAGAGACACGGATGACTCGTAAGGATGCGGCCAGGCCGCTGCTACGACGGGAGGCTGCCAGCTGATGGCACACAGCTGCCCTGACTGTGGCCAAGCCTGCTACTGCGACGGCGAAGATACGTGGTGGGACGAATACGACGAATGTATTCACGAGTGCGAAGAGGAGACAGAGGAGGCGGACGAATGGAACTAGAACTAGAGAGCAGGGAGTACCTCGCCGCTCTTGCGCGGTTGAAAGCATGGCGACGAAAGTATTGGCAGCGCGTCCTATCGGAGATTCCGACACCCGCGCCACGCGAGGCCGCGCCGAGAGCCACTGATATGCCGGCATCACGGCGCTACACCCGGTATGTTCCGAAGCCTGTTCCGCGGAAAGCCCTTAAGCCGAGAGACGTTGATATGCCGGCAGCACGCCGCTACAGCCGGTATGCGGAGAGTCCAATGGGAAGGGGAGAATGACCCACGATCAACACCGCCAGAGGCACGTCCAGCTCCACGAGCATCTCGACGAGCTCGTGGCCGACTGGATTGCCCAGACCAACGCGCTGCCCGGCGAAACTCCTGTCATGGAGCTCGCCCGGTGGTCTCGCCAGCAAATGCTCAATCCCACACCGAACAGGTTTCAGCGTCCCGAAGAGGCGCACATGCCGGTAATCGAGGTACACAAACGATGAACCGCCGATCATGGTGGGCCGCTCTGTTTCCCTGGCAGATCCTCGCTCAATTGCATTCAGGCGCTGCGAATTATCCAGCGTGCGCTGTCTGCCACACTTCGTTTAACGGATCCGAACCAGCCTACGCTCTTATCGTGTCCGACGTCGCCGACGTACCCGGCAATGTCACAACCCTGCCGAACACCCGCGTGCTGGTCTGCCAGGTCTGCGGCACGGTGAAGGTCGTCGCGGCTTAAAGGTCAACTACTCAAATGGAAAACAACGAACAACTAATTTTTGGGGTCGGCCACACCGACGAGGCAGTCACGCTTCACCTGGGAGAGCCGATCGGCATGCTGCTCACCCTTCCGCCAAAAATGGCCGCCCAGATGGCCAAGGCACTCTACGAGCACGCTTACGCGGTCCACCGGGCCCAGCAAGCTGCCGTAGGCGGCCAGGCCGTCGATACCCAGGCAGATCCCAACCCACCAGCTCATACACCGGAAGATCCGCTTCCCCCCACACAGTAAGCACCCCCTGGTAGGACATTCGACCCCGCCCCTCGCGTGCGCGCGACCCATCCAGACTCATAGGGAGGCCGCGGCGCCGGCGTCCCTCGAGGAGGGAGACGGAGCCCATCTTCCAGTCAAAAACCACAGGATTTTTGGGAGCCGTCAGTGCGCCAAACGGTCGGTGCGCATAGGGAAAACCGGGAATTGCTAAGTCCTTTGTTTCAGTTAGGGGAAACCCACCCCTGAGAAGACGTTTCTCGCACACCCCTACGGCCGGGGTTTCGCGCGAGTTCGGCCGCTCAAAGCGTCCCGGATGGTAGATTGCGAAACGTGCATCTTTTTCTCGATCGCACGCCAGCTCAATCCCGCCTTGCGTAGCTTCGTCGCCTGGTCCCGGTCGAACACCTTCGGGCGCCGCCCGCCGACGCGCCCCTCCTTCCGCGCGCGCTCCAGGCCTGCGACGGTTCGCTCCGAGATCTTCAACCGCTCCATCTTGGCCATCCAGGCGGCCAGCGCGATCAGCAGCTCGGCGAAGATCTCGCCGAACGGGCCAGTGGTGCGGAACTGCGGTTCGGTATAGCTCTCGTACCGGACGCCGTATTGCTTCAGCCGCTTCAGGTGGTCGAAGGTCTCGCCGATCCCCTCGCGTGACATCCGGTCGAGCGCCCAGGTCACCACCACGTCGAACTTCTTGCGGCTGGCGTCCTCGAACAGCCGGCGGAACGAATCGCGATCGGAGGTCTTGCCGGTCTCGTAATCGATATACTCCACCGCCTCCCACTTCTGCGCGATCACGTACGCCCGCAGCTCGAGCAGCTGGTTCTCGGTGTCCTGACCTTCATACCTCTGGCATTGGCACTTGTGCCGCTGGCAAGCGCCCTTGCCGCCCTCGTGGTGCGTCTTCAGGTGGCCGCATGCCTTCACCGTGCAGGTTTCCTTCGAGACACGGGCATAGATGGCAACTCTCATATTCAGGTTCTTCGCCCCGAGCGGCCGCGGCCGCCCGGGGTTCCGCTGCGCATCAGCCTGGAGATCCTCAAGGCTTGCCGGCTTGTCAGCCTGGATGGCAGAAGCTTTTTTCATGCCGCTATTCTCCACCACCAGAGCACGATCCGCCCGATCGCGCGCCAGAAGCGGCCAGGCCGGTCACCGCCCGGCATGTTTCGTCCCCGCCGCGGCCGACTGCACCAGGCCCAGGACAACCTCTGCGCTCACCTGGTCGCCGTATTCTTTGCGCGCGTAGCTCAACGCGAACCAGTACACGTCAACCAGCTGCCGGGTCTGCGAGAGCAGCATCAGCGACGCGGGCTCAAGCATCTGCTGAGGAGCCATGGCCGGCTTGGCCACCGGAGTAGGTCCGCTCGGTGCTTCGGCCGAAGGCCGCGGAGGTGTCGATTGCTCCCGGGCGATCTGTTCACGCTTCACCATCTTGTCCTCCAGTTTGCGATCCGTCCACCGGTCGCCCTGCGCACGAGCGTCGGCCTGTGCTCGTCTCAGTTCCGTGTCGGTGGCCAGCCAGGCCGTCCACTGACGGGCGTCGCCTCGCTTCCCAGTCCACTGCATGCACACGGTGATCTTCTCGCCGGCGCGCGCCTTCAGGCCCTCGATCAGGCGCGCCGGCTCCGGATCCAGAAACATCACGCGCCCATCGGTCAGCGAGAACATCACCCGCGGACCGGTGCGCGTTTCGATCGGCTTGCCCTGTGCGAACTTCAAAGCCACCTCCACCGGTGTGTTGGGCTCAAACTCCACGGGCTCCCGCAGGGTGCTGCTGCTCGTCATTGGTTTCGGTGCTACCTGGTACGCTGCGCTCATTCGCTTTCAGCCTCCATAAGTATTCTCACACGTGAGCCGATTACAAGTCAATAGAAAAGTGTGCTAACATCTGAGCGCTATGCCGATTCCTTCCAGCATGATTTGCCACTGCCTCCGTTGCGGGGCGGAATGGGTACGGAGAGTGCCGGACATGCCGGTTAGGTGTGCGAAGTGCCGATCGCCCTACTGGAAAACACCACCGGGCAATCTGAAGATAGGGCGGCCTCCTAAGGTGAAGGAGGCGAAGAGGAAGACGTCGAAGAACCGGGTGTGATCATGAAGAAGCAAATGTTGATCTCGATCAGAGACCTCAGGTTCGCGACATTAGTCTGCACCCAGTGCGAGACCCGGGTGACACTGGACTTCGCCTCGCAGTTCCAGCCCGCGTCAGGCCCCAGGCCATTCGAGCCGCCGCAGAAGTGCCCTCAATGCGGCCAACGCTACGATAGCAATGTTCCCGACGCCATCAAGACGCTTCACCAGGTCTACAGAGCTCTCGCCGGCGTCGACGTCGTCACATTCACCACGGAACGCTCGGCCGAGTGAATCTACGACAAGGCCTGCATCTCAGCCGCGCAGACGTCCTTGCGCTTGTAAGTCACGTCCACCTCGGCGAGGATCTTCTTTTCCTGTTCGAGCAGCGAATTCCGAAGCTTTAAATTGAGAAACACGTTCGCCACCTGGCCTGCCACCGCGAGAACGCCCATTGTCACCGAGATCCACCCCGTCATGTTCCCCTCTGCCGGGTAATTCGACATAATGGGAGCCATGGTAGAGACCACCACCGACAGACCGACGCGAGTTGACTTCACCAGAGCTGCTACCCTCACACCGGAAGTCGAGCAGGCAATCGACGACGCCTTCGAGTATCACAAGTGGGACGATGACCAGGTGGCCGCCGGCAAACGAGTGCGCGAAATCCTTGCCGAAGCCGTGAAAGTGATTGTGCGAGACGTGCCGCCGAGCCCCGATCGCACCACAGCGATTCGCAAGATCCGCGAGGCCCGTATGGACGCAAACTCGGCCATCACCCACGGCGGAAAGTACTAGCGCTTGCCCGTCATGATTTCGTCCCAGGTCGACTGATTCTCTTTTTCCGGCGCATCCTCGAGGCCGCGCCTGGTCATTCGCATCCCGCCAGGTGGAACGTGCCGCGGCGGCGTTCCTGCGAATGGTACCGTGAAGAACTCCGGCACGCTGTACTGATCGGCGTTGGGACCCACCAGCATGTCTTTCCAGTTACTGAGGGTGAGAGGCGTCGGCGCCACGCCCTTCGCTGCCTCCCAAACTCCGCGGACCGTCGATGCGAGCGGGCTCATGCCTTTCGGAATCACTTCGTGGCCCAGAAAGTCGCGATTGCTAATCAACTCCAGGCCGGTGCGCACAAACGGCGCTGCCTTACCCGCCATGGTCCGCACCAGGCCCTCTACCCCGCCGTAGTCCCAGACGTTGTGGACCAGGTTCACAGCGTCGCCGCCGGCGCCCTTGAAAAACAAATTCTGATAGATATCCTCGCCGTTCGAATCCTTGCCCATGTAGACCTGAGTCGGATTCTTCGAGAGCTTGTGACCTATAGCCAGGCTCATCATCTCCGTGAGCACAATCCCGCCAACAAGCTGCCGCGTCCAGAACATCCGCGCGAGCTTCCCGCCGGCGCTGCTCCGTTCCAGCGCGTACTTGATGTTGAACACGTTACTGATGGTCCAGTCGGGAGCCAGCATCACTGCGCGCGCGACTTCCACCGTCATGTGATTGAGGCCCACGTTCTCCCAGTTCAGGCCGCCATACACCGCGTTGATCTCTTTCGCGATCGAGGACATCGCCGTGGCCGTCTCCACCTGTGACGCCTGCGGATGTTCCGCCAGCCAGGCCGCCTTGTGGAGCGAGTAGTCCGTAACTTTAAACTGCCGCTGTATCTTGCCAAAGGTGAAGTCGGTGATCTTCTGCGCCAGTGCGTCCACCTCTCGGATCACCGGAGCCTTCTTCCAGATGTCGCCCCACGTCGGAATCAGACCCGGCTCGAGCGCCTTGTATGCCTCCACTGTCCGGCCGAGCACCGAGGTGGTACCGCCGTGCGCGATAAACTCCCGTTCCGCCCGCAGGAACTCTGCACTCTGACGATCCGCGCGCAGGCCTTCCAGCCAACCCTTGGGCCCCATGTTCGCCAGGGCCATGTAGTTTTCGGTGGTCACGTGGAAGAAGCTCAGACCCAACTGCACCGCCTTTAAATACGCCTGGCTGTGGCGCAACGCGGCGAAGCCTGGCAGCCGGCTCATGTAGTCGGGATCTGTGATCGGCCGCAAGGCCCTTTCCACAACCTTCGGGACAAAGAGCGTCTGCTGTGCGATCTGCGCCTCTCCATTCTCATCGGTGAATCGCACGTCGTTACGGAACAGCCGGGCGTGAGGCGCGATCTCCACCCAGTCCTTAGGCACGCTCTTATCGCTGTGCGTTCCCCACTTGCCCACACCGTTGGCGTAGCCGCCGGCGCCGGGCCGCTGCAGAGCTTCGATGAGCAGGTGAGTTGCCCGCGCCGTCGCGAACTTGTCGCCGTGAATGCTGAACGCGTCGAATACGTCGAGGGTCTTCGGCTTCGCGTTGTCGGCGATCGCGTCGAGGACCGTTGGGTATTCGCGTCTGGCCGCGAAGGCGTACTCGCGGCCGATCTTCCCGCCGAGCGCCTTTCCGATGCGATCGCCGATCGGTATCGGCGTCTCGCCCTCCCCCTTCGGATAGAGCAGGTGCGTGAAGTACCGCTCAGAATTCAGCTCGCGCGGAATGAAGCCGAGCCGATGACCCTCTGCAAACGAAGCTTCTGCAATCTGCGTCAACACCTTGTCCGCCTCGAGCATGCGCGCGGTTGGGTGCATGGCCTGCAGGATCGCCGGCCGCAATTGTTGGATCCGCTCCATCGCAGTCTTGTAAGCATCCGGCTCCAGCGTCTTCAGATTCACGTGTGTACCGTCGAGCCATTGCTTCAGCTCCCCGGTCCGTCCCTTGAAGTCGCGATAGATCGAAATACCCTGCCGTTCCACCGGGCCGGGTACCAACGTGCGCAGGCGGTCGATCACCTGGTTCACCCGCGACACCCAGCGGTCACGTTCGCCCGTGTAGTATTCCACCATCCGCTGACCGAAAGCTTTCTCGGCCGGGTTGGCTTCCGCTTTCTTTAGGGCCGCCAGGGCAGCATCGCGCTTGGCCTTCAGCTCTTTGACTTCTTTGATGTCGGCGCGCAGAATTGCTTCCACCACGCCAGGCTTTCCGCTCGAGGGCTTGAACGAAAAACTGCCGCGCTCCCCGGCATTGAGGAAGCGCTTTACTTCGGGAGGCTCCTCCGGGCCCGCACTCCGCGGCACATCTTCCGGTGCCGGCAAAGTCGCCGCGGCCGGCGCCCGCTCCGCCTTCTCACCACCGAAATGGGTGGCGAAGGCCTCCGCCGGCGTCGACTCCCCGAACATCGTGGGCTCACGATCGTTTACGTAGCGCCGCACTGCCGCCACCAGGTCGTTGGGCTTGGCGTCCCGCAACAGCTCCGCCAGCTGAATCGCGTCGCTGTGCCACTCCGGAGCTCCGCCGAACATGTTTTCCTGAGCCACCACGTCGCTCAAGTTCTTGATGTTGTGCGCGCCGGCAAACTCGAGCAAGTCGATTGCTTCGCGAATCGCCGGCGTCAGATCCCATTCTGGATGTGCCTGCAGCTTCGCGAGCGGCGCCGCAATACGTTCGAGTTTCGCTTTGATAGATGCCGGTGTTCGTGCGATCTGGTCGGAGTCGCGGAAGAATTGCCCCAGCATCGCCTTACTGATCCGGTCCTTGGCCAGCTGCGTTAGGGCTCCGGTCTTGCCATCCATCAGCGCCGGCCGCTCCTGTTCGCTGAAGAAGCCTTCGGAGATCAGACGGTTCACAATCGCCGTTCCGGACTTCCCGGTAAGGGCATCGTTCAGTGTGGCATCCTGGCCCGCCGCCTCGATCGCGCCGGCGATATGATCCACCAGTTCCGGGGCCAGCTGGCCGGCGTCGGCGGCCGCGCGCTCAGAACTCGACAGCTGGGCCGTGCCGCTGACATTGGTCTTACGGATCGCCCACTTTGACCCGCCTGGTACGGTCGTTAATTCGTCGTTCGAAATCACACGCACCAGAACGGGCTGCCGCATTTCACGGAAGGCTGCAGGGTCGATGCCGAAGTGCCCGGCCCTCTTCTCGAGGAGGGCACGGTATGCCGCGGCGCCGGCCCCATCACGGCCGTAAACCCGCTGAAGGTGCATCGCCCGACTGTTGCCGCCGAGGGCATTGCCGTCTTCGTCTATGACCACCGGTCCGTTGGTGGCGTCCGGATTGTCGGTGATGTGGTACCGGGGATTGAAGCGCTCCTCGCTGCTGTTCTCGATCACCCGCTGTTGATTCTCGGGTTTCGAATAGTCGCGCTCGTTGTGGTGAGCGTACCGCTCGTTGGGGAGGAACGTTTGACCGTTGTGCGAGGGTTGTACGTCCGCTAGTTCGCGGACTTCGTAGCGGGCTCGGAGGGCTCGGTCTTCGCCTGGGATGAGGACATCCGTGTCTTCACCAGATGCGCGTCCCTTGACTGGCGCACCAGCTCCATCATCCGGCCGCCCTTCTCGAGCTGCTCCGGCGTCCACTGGCTTTGCGTCTGACCGTTCATTGCCTTGCTCCTGACTGATTGTACTCCCACTCTCCGCCGGGTTCCAGGGTGTTTCCGCGTGCGTCGTGAAATACTGGCCTGGCTCCGAGATTGATGGTACTTGCGTGACTCCTCCGGCCGTCTTCCGGTAGAACGCGCCCGGCTCCACTTCCATCGAAGGTTTGCCCGCTATGATTCCGATTGCGCGGCCGCTCGTGACGTTGAGTACCCTCTCTCCCGGGCCGAGACCTCCCCGCTGCCGCGCTGCGCCGGTCACCAGGCGATCGCGCGCCTGGCGGAACGGTTCCCCCTCCTCGCCGGAGTGTGGGCTCGCACCCGGGTGCTTATCCGGATTGCGCATCAGATCGTCAAGTAGGGGCTGCGCAGCCGGAAGCGGCTTCCCTTCATGCGCGCCAAGTTTCCAGGGTTCCAGCCAGGCCGCCGGCTCCGCGCGATCGCTGGCTGTCCGCGCCGTCTCCGCGGAGCGATCGTTCGGCGCGTGGAACACTTTCACGTCCGCCGGAACGTCGAGCTTTTTCGCCTGCTCTTTGCCCGCCGGCGTCAAAGGCAGATCGGCCGAACCGGTTACCCGCCGAGTATTCGAACCTTCACTCCCGGGATGAGCTCCAGGTTCACCATTGCCAGGTCCGCCTCGGCCCGGTCCGGGAGGTCCAGGTACCAGCTGTAGTCCGTCCCCTTGCGGTACAGGCGATGGCTGCCCGCTAACGACTCCACCTCGCGGAGCTGCGCCGGGCGGAGTCTGATCTCGAGCGTGACTCGGTGCATGGGTTACCTCCGCTTGCGGGGTGGGATGGCCTGTGGCACCGGGTTCGACCGCGGCCGGTTGGTTGCCTGGTTCAGTCGATCGAGCAGAGAGCCCGCCGGCTGTGACGCCTGGCCTCGCTTGGGTGTCGGCCGCCTGACGCTCGGCGCCTTGGCCGGCTTTTTCTTCGGTGGGAACATTTGCTTTCTCCTTCATCCGGTCCGCGAGGATCGGTTCCACTTCCTGCCGTATAGAGGCTTTCGTCAGTTTGCCGTGAGCCACCGCGCCAGAGATGAGGCCCACCAGGTCGCCTGCGACCTCGGCATACTCCTTCGGCATGCCAAGGTAGGATAGGCCCGTTTCGGCGCCGTGTTGTGCCGCCGCGGTCACCGCTAGCGTTACGGCGGTCTTGATCGGAGCGGCCGCGCCCGCACCCAGGAGGGTGGGGGTCGCGAGACCGAACGCGCCGCCAAGAGCATGATGGGCTCCGCCGGCTTTTTGCCTCGCTCCCGGCTCTGCCATCTGTTCGATACCGGAGGCGAGCTCTCCCACCCCGGCGATGCCCTTGTTCAGAATTCTTTGCGGGAGATCGTCCGGAATGTCGTTATTGCCTTTGGGATTCTGCTGTAGTTCTGTCTCCCACGGAACAGGCAGCTGAGGCAGCGGCCCCGGGCCCGGCGGTACGCCGCCGAGTCTCTCCATGCCTGACACCGGCCTGGGCCGTGTGGCCGCCTCTACGATCACGCGGGCGTGCTGGGTAGCATCCTGCACCACCTGGTCGGGTTGCGGCAGTTGCTGCGAGGGTTTCAGCTGTCCGCTGGGAGCGGGCGGCTGCGCTCCGCCTCCGGACATCCGCATGAAAGCATCCGGCGTCAGTTCCGGAGCGGCCTTCTGCCCGGCCATGAAGCTATCCGGGGTGAGCTGCTGATCCGCCATGTCATTGTCCGATCGTGAATCCCGACGACTTGAATTCGCGGACCGCGGCGGCCTCGCCGATGCCCTTCTGCTTGGCGTACGCCCTGACGTGGTCCATGGTCGCCGTCTTCCCTGCAGGCGAATATTGATCGTTGGGCACAAACTTCGTGCCGTCCCAGCGGTGGAGCTTGCCGTCGATCATTTCCATGTCGCCCGTCGCGTGTCCCACCGGCCGGCCCTGGTCGAGCGGTTGCGCTCCGCCGCCATTCACTTGCACCCTGGGCGTTGGCGCGGCCGCGGCCGCCGGCGCTGGTTGATCTGCGGCCGGCTTGCGTTTCGCCTGGCGCTGCTCGATCTGCTTGCTAAACGTGTCGGACTGTTTACCGAGCGCGTCCCAGCTGGCTTTGACGTCCTGATACCGGCCGGCGATCTGCAGGCGCACGGCTTTCGACATCGGCTTCTGTGCCGTTTTTCCGCTCTCGAAGTCGCGGATCGTCACCAGTTCGCCGTCTTTCTTGCGTGACTCGGAGATCAGGTCCTGCATGTGCTGGGATAATTTCGCGCGCTCGGTATTGATCTTCTCGCGCTTCCCGCCCAGCTCCTCGATCACCTTCTGCTGCCGGTCATCCTCGATCTGCTGACGCTGATCCGCCGCGGCCTTCCGGCGATCGGCGACTTCGCCGGCGCGCTCCCTCTGCTCTGGCGTGAGCACTTGCTTGGCGCCGGGTGGCATCTTTACCGGCGTTGCCGTGCCCTTGGTTCGATCGAACACGAGCGGGCTGCCACTCGCATCCTGGTACCCGGGAATGATCTGCGTAGCGTCGGGCCGCTCCGGCTTATCCGGCGTTGTGCCGGCCTTGAACGCCTCGGCGACTGTCTCATGCGGCAGCTTCACTCCTACCAGCGCATCATCCGGGAGGCCCGCATGCTTCGCCGCGGCGCGCGCCAGGGAATCCGGAAGCACCCAGCCCTCGGCATCCTGCATCGCGCTCGCCTGGGTCGTTTTCTTGCGGAGATCGTCTTCCGACTTTTCCGCTTCCGTGGGCATGTACAGCTTCTGCCCGCCGATTGACATCGCGGTGCCAGGCTGATCGGATACCGGCAGGTTCACACCACTGCGGCCCGTATTCGACAGGTTGCCGCTTTCATCCATCCTCTGCACGGGGATGTCGCCGTACTGCTGCACTGTCCCCTGCGGAGACACCGGCCGGGCCCCATCTTTGAGCGCGGTCAGCAAGTCGCCGTTGCCCTGGTGCTGTTGGGTAGCTTGCTGTTCGGGCGTCAGTTGAGGTGGCGCCTTAACCCACTTACGACCGTCCGGTGTGGTGACGGTATCGCTGGGACTCGCTCCCTGGACCGGCGTGCGAGTCTTCAGCCCATTGGGTTGGCTAGGGTCCGCAGGACCGGAATTCTGATAGTAGGGGACGTATCCCTGCTTGCGCAGTTCAAGTTCGTCGTTAAAGGCCTTCTGCTGCCCCTGCGCCTGTAATTGCTGCTGTTGGTTCGCCGCTTCGCGCAATTGACGAACGAAGTCGAGCCCCGCCTGAGCTCCTCCGCCGTGGGCCGATGCCGCCGCGTACGGATTCTCTGCGGACATCATTGGTGCGAAGTTCGCCATCTCAGGCTCCTAGCCCAATGGGTAACCCGCCGGCCATAAACCCGGTGCTCCCGCTCCCGCTGACTCCCCACCCGAAACTGCTGCCAGACGTGTTCCCGCTACTCGTGTTGCCCACCTGCTGGAACGCCGCGCCCAGCGCATCCGACAGCAGCGACTGATCGAAGCTCAGTTGCTGGCCGGAGGCATTACTTGCGTTTTGTGCCAGTGCGCCCTGTCTTGCGAGGTCGGTCTGTACCGCCGCCTTTCCCGTGCTGCCCGACTGGCCGAACCCGCGCGCCGCGAGGTACCGGTTCATTTGATCGCCCACGCCCGCGTAGTTTTGGTTGATCTGGTTGGCGTTGGCGGTCTGTATGTTGGTCACGTTCGGCGACATCGCCCCGCTCGCCACTCCCGGGAGGAGCGTGCTGAACGCCTGCATCAGGGAGTCCTGGAGCGATGACTGCCCCGGCGTGTAGGTGTTCTGCGTGCTCCCCGTCGCTTGGCTGCTCGTCTTTGTCCCGCCCAGGCTCAACCCCATAAAAATCCTCTTTCGTAATCCCCACGGCCACCGCGTCGAGCGGCTGCCCGTCTCTCAGCGTGTGATGCCGCAACGTCCCTTCCACCTTGCCGCCGCCCCGGATCGCCAGCGCGATCGCGAGCCGGTTGTTGGCCGGGATCAATCCCAGAATCTTGATCGCCCCGGTCGACTCGAACACTTGACGGCAGGCCTGGCGAGAAGCCTCCACCGCGCTGCAATGGTCCCAAAAGCGCCGGCTATACAAGACGTGCATGATAGCCATTGCCGGCGACGCCATCTCAAAGAGCAGAGCCCCTCCGATCTGCCCGTCTTTCAGCGCTGCGAAGGTCCGCCAGGTACCTGCTGCCCTACTGTGTAATTCGACAAACTCCTCGGGCGTCTTGGGACTGAAGTCGTCGCACACCTGGCGCCGGTGCTTTTCGAGCCACGCCCAGGCCATCGGCCAGGCGTAGGCCGGGAAGGGCTCTACAATTTCAATGGACATCTAGCGGGTTATTCGGCTTACTTGCGGAACCAGGGCCGCAGGGTGATGCCCTGGGGAGTCCCGGTATTGGAGATTGTGCCTGTCAGCGTGGCCGGCGTGCCCGTGAACGTCTCCGCGGATGTAGTCGACGAGCTGCCGGCGAAGGTGGGTACTCCGGCAGGCCAGGAGATTGTACCCGAGGGGGTCCCGGCCGACTTCGCCTGGTCGAGTTCCGCCGCTACGTTGCCCGTGGTGGCCGAGCCGGGGAAAAATTTTGAAATCGCCTGTGCGGACCCGGTCCCGTACGACTGCAGAAAATACGAGTTTGGGCTGATGAACCCGACGGGTATTTCGTGCTGGTGCGTTGGCAGGGCGGTGCCGGCGAAGGTGGGTACACCCGCTGGCCAGGCGATGGTCCCCAAAGGCGTTACCGTGCCGGTGCTGTTGGTGCCGGCCGGCGTGTAACTATTCATCGCCAGGGTGGGAGCTACAGGGGCATTGATCCCCGTGGCCGTGGCGCCGAACTGCAAAAACGCCGGCGAGCCTACCAGATTGGGCACGCACGGCGCCACCGTCGCCGACGTGAGCGAGCCCAGCGTCCCGTCGGGCTTGAGGTACTTCACCGGATGCGCCACGCCGATTGCGCTACCGTCGTCGCCGTTGCCGTCGCACAGTTTCCACCCTGTGCCCGTCGGATCCACCATGAAGCCGCGGATATAGCACGGTTCATCCCATCCCGGCCCGGCGGTCCACGCTGTGCCGCTCCAGGCCAGCACGTGGTTGTAGTCGGTCACATTGGCGAGGAACCCCTTATCGTTCGCTCCCAGATCGGTCGGCAGATTTGCCTGGGTGCAGATACATTCGCCGTCGATCCACCGCCAGCTGCCCGCGCTCGCTCCGCCGGCCTGCAATTGATACCACACGGTCCGATCAGTCTCGTACCACAGGGCGCCTTCGCCGAAGGCAGACACCGGCGCCGCCTTCCGTTGCACATGGGTTCCGTAATTGACCTGGCTGGCAGGCACCGCTCCCCCGCCGCCCACAATCATCCTGGTGATCGTGGTGGTGGTGTCCGCGCCGCCCGCAATGCGCCGGAGCCGGTCGTTGACAGCCGTGATCAGATCCTCGACGTTCAACCCCGAGGGAATCGGCGTGAGATTGTTCCCTGTCTTCATTCCGTCACTTCAAAGGGCACGTCGATGAGCTTCCAGTCGGGGGCCGTCTCCTCCACCTGCAGGAACTTGCCCCATTGCCACTGCGCCGGATCCGTCGCGTTACTCCCGGGCGGCGTCGGGTTCACCGGGAACGGCGCCCATTGCCACTCCGGAGGAGTCGGCGGTACCGGAAGAGCCGACCAGGTGAATGCCGGCGGTGTCGCCTCCACCGGCAAGTCGGCCCACGCCGGCAGCACGTCGCTCTCTTCGAGAGGGTAATCTTCCCACTGCCACTTAGCGCCTGGCTCGTTCTCGGCGATCGTCCAGACCCGCAGGTGATAGATGCGCGCCGGTCCGTTCGTCATGGAGAGGCGCAGCAAGCGGCCGCGGATTCCCGGAGTGAGCGGCATGTAGATGGTGGCGCGGCCGTTCGGTGTGGTGACCGCGGCCGGGGTGTACTGGGTGGCCAGCTGCCCGGACTGGTTGGTGAGCACCGCCATGCTCACGGCGCCGTCCGCCCGCATGTCGATCTCGAGTTTCTTATACGCCTTCACGCGCTCGCTCTTGAAATCGAACTCGAGTGTGGTGAGCGAGTCGTTGCCGGCGGGCTGCGTCATGGCCAGATACCGGCCTACCTTGAAGTGCCTCACCTGCGCCCGGTAGATCCGGAAGCCGGCCGCGCTCGTCACCACCAGGCGGATCGATCGGCCTTCGGTAACCGCCGGCAGCGGCACGGTGGCCCAATGCCGCCCCGTCGCCCCGGCAGTCAGGGCATACGTGCCCTTGCCCGTGAAATTCTCGCCCGGCAGGTCGGTGTAGACCGCCACGGTGGCCGCGCCATCGGTGTCGAGCTCAAAGCGGAGCTGCTCGAAGATCTTGTCGGCGGGACTGCCCAGGTCCGATGGAGTCGAGTCCCACACGGCGCCGGCGGCCGCCTCGTAACTCTCGACATAGACGCCGATCGGCCGCGCGTGGATCCGCGCGCCGAAGAGCTTCATGTCGGAGTTGCTCGCGATCGTCACCCGCACCAGGCGGCCGAAGATGTAATTGTCCGGGACGCTGCCCTGAGGCAGAGGAATCTGCACCGCGGTGCGCCCCGTGGTCGCGCTCTGGTTGCTGGTCACCCGCGCCACCATGGCGTTGCCCGGCAGGTCGGTATAGACCACCACGGTGTAGGCGCCGGCGGCCGAGAGCTCGAGCTGCAGCTCGCGCAGCTGTTTGACTGTCTGGGTGCCGAGGTCCAGGTCGGTCGAGTCCCAGAGGGCTCCTGTGGAGCCTTCGCTCGCCTGCAGGTAGTGGCCGTAAACCCGCACCTTGATGCGCGCGTCGTAGAGCCGGAAAGCGTTCGAACCCGAGATGATCAGCTGGTACAGGCGGCCGTCGAAGAATTGCTCGGCCGCGGCGTTCACCGTGAGTGGGATCATCACCTTCTGCCGGCCGGTGGTCGCCGGCGCGGCGGTGATCGCCGGCGTCGTGATATCGCTGCTCAGGGTCACGGTCACCGCTCCGGTGGTTTCGATGTCCAGCTCGAGCTCCCGCGCCTCCTTGACGTTGGGCGTGCCGCCGTCCTGCTGGCGTGAGTCGTAGACGGCGCCAGGTGTGGACGCGCCTTCGTACGCTTCGATGTAAACGCCCACCGGCAGCAGTTCCACCGCGGCGCCGTACAAAATGAACTTGGCACTGCCGGAAAGCTGCAGCCGGCAGAGCCGCCCCTCGATCGGCGTATTGCTGCCGCCGGGCAGCGGGATGCGGAAGAAGCGCCGGCCGGCCGTCCCCGTGTTCACCGTCCCGGTTTGCCTCGAGGCCTGGGCGTTGCCGGGCAGGTCCGTCAGGAACGTGTAGGTGACAGCGGCGTTGAAGGTGTCGATCTCGAGCGAGAGCTCCCGGAAACGTTTAATCGGCGCCGCCGCCAGTGCGATCGCGAAAGTCCGCGGCACTTTGGTCATCAGGCTCTCGAAGCTTTCCTCCATCGAGTCCCACACGAACCCGGCGGCCGCCTCGTAGGCTTCCACATAGACCCCCACGGCGCGCATCAGCAGGCGCACGGCATAGATCCGGAATGGGCCCGCCGCGGCCGACAGCGCCACGCGCCAGAGATAGCCCTCGGTGTAGCTGGGAGGCGGTCCCGCGGTCGAGAACGGGTATCGCATCACTGCGCGGCCGCTGTTCGCCGCCACGGTCGGAGTCTGCCTGACCGCCAGCGCATTGCCTGGCAGGTCGCTATAAAGATTGACGTTGACCGCTCCCTGCGAGGCGTCGATGTCGAGCTCGAGCTCTTTGCACTGTTTGACCTTTCCGATACCCAGATCGGTTGGCATGGTGCTCGCCGCGGCCGCCAGGCGCGCCTCTTCGTAGTAGGAGAGATACACGTTGTGCAGCACGATGAGCCCGTTTGCCGCGCCCGCGATGAGGACTGAGATGTTCTTGGCGAGTACTCCGTCAGTGCCGAGAGCGAAGGTGGCTGCCTGGCGGCCCGTGCCGGTGATGGTGCCCGAGTTATTGACCGCCATCCACCAGGTGGGGGAGCCCGCCGGAGTGTGTCCGATGTTGTTGCCCTGCAGGCTCTGGTAGGTCAATCCTCCGGAGGTCACCCACTGGCTCACCGCGTACGTGGTGACGCCGCTGTAGGCGGCGGCGGTCAGGTTTGCGCCGTTGTCGTAGCCCACCGAGACGGTCGCCGTATCGCCGGCGAATTCGTAGTCGATGACCAGGTCCAGCCATTTCTTCTGGTTGTCTGGCGCGCCGGCATCCTCGTAATGCGACTGGTAGGTAAAGGGGATCGCGATGGCCCCGTTGTCCTGGGTGTAGGCGGAGCCGAAGCCGTCGATGTTGTAACCGCTGGCTGTGCCGCCGGCGGAGCCTCCCAAGCCCACCATTTGGGCACCGTCGAAGACAAAGCCAAAGAACCCGGTCGCTCCGCCCATGCCATTGCGGTGGTAGAACCATCGCTTGGAGTCCTCGTGGTACACCAGCGTGCAGTAGGAGGTCCCCACCCCGATGGTCTCCGCGTAACCAACGTACAGCTTCCCCATCCCGTAGCCCAGGGCGAGCGCGTAGGGATAGAGTGAGTTCCCGTTGTAGGCGGTCCCGGGCTTGATGCTGCCGGGGCTGCCCGGAAAGCTCGAGCCATTCGGCGACGGGCCGGCGGTCGCGCCCGCCTGAAAAATCGGCAGCACTTCCGCGCCGCCGTCGAGCACGCGGTCGATATCGAAGATGTGCAGGCCGCCGGGCCCGACGAAGTAGTCCTTGTTGCCCGCCGCGATTACCGCGAACTGGCCGGCCAGTCCCGTCGCGTCGGTCATCTGCTGCAGATACCCCGTCCCCGGATCCCCTACCAGCATCCATATCGTTCGCTCTTTATAGATCACAAGGATGTTGGTGTGGACTGTGCACCAGACGATCGCCTCGCCCTCGGCGCCGACGTCGACCCAATTGCCCTCTGCGGGATCGGCCGAGCCAGGCCAGTACTGCGGCAGGTCCGGATCGGTGTAAAAGAGCCGGTTCGGATAAGTGGCCGTCGACCAGGCGAACAGCCGCGAAAAATGCGGCCCCACCATTCCCGAAGCCGCCGGCGGCGGATCATGGTCGGTGGGCATGACATTCCCGGCGTTCGTCACCGCCAGGTCGGACCAGTTAAAGGTCAGGCTGGTGGTGGTGTTGTCGCCGATCGTGGTCACCTGATACGGCTGTCCGAGAGTCCCACCGACTGCGTAGATGTTCCGGATCCCGACGCGCCCATCTCCGCTGACCGGAATGGAGGTCAGCGTTACCGATTGGTTGGCCAGCGCGATCGGCACCGATACCGGGCTGGGGTTCGATTCGAGCGTGGCGTCGGCCGACTGATACGTCACATAGAACTGATAGGTCCCATTGGGCAGCGAGGTGACCGTTCCATTGGCCAGGTTCGTCGCTGTGTTCCCATCGGATCCCGAAACCTGCACCAGCGTGTTCGGCACGATCGGCGTGATGACCACCGCGCTACCCGAGCCGCTGTAGCTCACCGTGCAGTTCGGATCCTGCGAAGCCAGGGAAGCAATCACCAGGGGCAACTGCCCGGCCGAATACCCGTTTTCCACGAAGCTGTAAAGCGTGCCGGCGATGTTCAGGAAGTGCACATACGTGCTGCCCTGAATCGTGTAGTTATAAGTGACCGATGCGCTCGGCGTCGGGTTCGACGCTGTGCTGGGTACGGGGGAATTCGTGGGCGCCGCTACGTTCCAGGTCTGCGACGTGCCGGCGCCGAGCGAGCCTTGATGCCGTCCCTGCTTGCCGCGGTTCATGAAATAGACCCAGCCGTTCATGCAGGCCAGGCCGATCCGGTAGCCGTCGAAGCCGGTGGCGATCGCGGACGCGTTGAAGTTCCAGTAGAGCTTCGACGTGGTGGGATTGATGGTGTCGTTGCAGCCGACGTAGTAGTCGCCGTTGATGCCGCCGTTGACGAAGCCCGAATGCGCCAGGCCGGCCGACGCGATCGAGAATTTGGACACGTAGCCGAAGCGCGACACCAGCCGCCCTTGTCGATCGACCCGCCAGTTCTGCGCCTGCAGATAATCGGCTTTCGGGACCTTGTCGCCAGGGGGCAGCAGGTTGAAACCGCCCCCCAGAATTTGCAGCTTTTCGCGCTTGTAACCCACGTGGGGTTATTCGACGGGGGGGTCTTGCGGCTCCTCGGGCGGCACCGCGTCCACCTGCGAGACGATGTGCTTGGCGATCGCGATGGATGTGGCCGCGATTTCCTCGGGGGTTACCCCGTGAGACTGCACCACGCCGGAGGCGATGATCGCAGCCATGACTTTCAAACCTTCTTTATCGTGCATGTGCGGCTTTTCGACAGTATCAGCCAGGCTTATTGTCCCGGGCCCCACAGATGCTCGATCACCTGCTCGTACAGACTGCAGCGCTGCTGGAAGTGCGCCGCCATCTCGGGCTTAGCCGACTCCGACTCTTTCCCCCGGGCCCCCGCCAGCATGGCGTAGGTGAGGTAGTCCTGCAGCACCGATGGCATGCTCGCCACCTGCGAACTGGCCGCGGAGATCGTCGCCGGAAACTCCTGGCAGATCTGATTGAGCGTGCCGCTGTTCACCGGCAGCGGGTAAATCGTGATGGTGCCCACGCTGCCGGCGTCGAGCGAGAACCGTTTGGCCTCTCCGGACGTCGTCGACCAGGTGGAATCGAGCGCGAATAGCTGAGCCACTGTCGTCGGTCGAAGCACCTGACTGCTGCCACCGACGCCAGGGAGTGGCGAAATCCACGCGTAGACTGTAAAGACGTGGGTGGCCGGCTCGCTGTAAACTCCCACGCCCGCCGTCACCGCAATCGAGCTGTCGAGCGTGACGAAGATGCCCGCGCTGTAGCTCAGTTTCTTGGCCGCGTCGTCGGCAAACTGGTAGAGCTCCGCGTTGGTGACGTAGGCCGCGGCCGCCTGCGATTCCGCCAGGCTGACAAACCCCAGGCGATAGATCGCATCGGTCAGGGAATTGAGAGCGTCAACCATTGGGAGGCCTCGATGGCATGAGATCTTTGCGCAGCTTCAGCAGCTGTGACATGTCGAACTTCTCGAGCTCGAACGGCACCTTGTCGTACTGGGATCCCCGGTTGCGCGATCGCACGTAGTTGCCGTACAGCGTGGCCGCCTTGATGAAGTTGCCGAACAGCGGCAGGGTCTTCTCGAATTCCTGGCCGCCTTCCACCTCCCGGATCGCGTTAATGGCATAGCCGACCAGCTGGGGATGGTACTCCGCCGGAGCCTCGGGCACGTCGGCGACGCCCACCAGAGGCACCGGTGCGCGGGCGTAGGTGACGTTTAAGACCGTCGCTGCCTTCGGGGGATAGGAAAGACCCACCAGGTCGGTGCCGGCGGTCATATAGCGCTGAATGGCTCCCGGCAAGTTGACCCACTGCGGATCGAGACCGAAGAGCTCCTCCCCGCGCGCCGGCCTTATCTTGGCGCCGGCCACGGAAGCGATCCTTAGCGGCACGATCCAGTCGGGGAAGGTGCCCAGCATGTGGAAAAACGGCAGGGTGCCAGGGACGTAAGCAGGCACGGTCCACGGGGAGGTGATCTCGAGGCCCAGCGTGAGCAGGATGAAGAACCTCTCCGCCTCGTTGAGCCTGTTGGTGATCTCCGCCGTGGGATAGTACGTCGGCGTGGTCTGGCCCTCGTTCAGCCGCTGCGAGACCTGGCCCTGCATAGTCCCGAGATTCACTAGTTCGGTCCTCCGGGGGTGCCACCTCGCCAGTAGTTCAGCATTCCTTTGGCTGCGCGATCGACGCGGTGGCGGGTGAATCTGCTGGCCATCTTCATCGGCGTCTTTTTGCGTCTCTGGCTGAATTCCAGCAGCAGCAGGCGATTGAACTCGACGTTCCACTCGGCCAGATAGACCTTGGCCGCATTGAGATGAGCAGCCATTTCGGCGCCCGTTGTCTTTGACGCCAGGTAGGTCTCGATCGACGCCCTGCAACCGGAGAGCAGCGCGCTGTTCGAAATGAAGGGAAGCGGGGAGGCGTTGGTGTTCGATCCGTCGAATCCGTTCACCACGTGTCCGTACTTCACCACGATGCCGCGGGCGTTCAGTGGCGGCGGATAGAAGCGGATCTGGTGGCTCACCGTCGCGGTGATGTTCTCGTTGGTGTCGTCGTAGGGGGCCCAGGTAACCGGATCCTGCACCAGGGTGCGCGTCCCGCTCGAGCGGTTCAGCTCCTCGTCGGTCATCCGCGGCATAGTGAAACCGGTGACCGGGTTGATGACCTCGATGATGGTGCCGACGTCGGCCGGGAGCGCGTATACGTCCTGCATGAAGACGTAGGAGCGGTTGGGGTAGCTGGTGCCGGCCGGGTCGATGCCATTGCCTTCGTAAGGCCGGTCGAGCGTCCCGCTGGTCGACGTCAGCCAGGTGAAGGTGTAGACCACGGTGTCGCCAGGCACATAGAAGGTCATGCCGTTGGTCGCGGGCTGGGTCCACGTGGTGCCCACTCCGGTGACGTTGATCGAGCCCACGGTGAGAGTGACCTTGTCCGCAACTGACTGATACGCCGCGATGGTCTGCACCGTGGTGCGGTAGTCGATGCCCTTCCACTTGCAGGCCTCGAGCAGCTGCTCGTACCGTTCGTTCAGATAGCCGTCGAGCAGGTCGGGTGACACACCCGGCGCGCCGGTCTGCAGGTTGAAGCGGAGCTGTCCCCAGGTCATCATTTGCCCACCCACCCGGTGTTAGTCGCAGTTCCCGACTCTTTGACCCACAGAGTCGTCGCCGCCCCGCCAGCGGTGTTGAGGTAGATATCGCAGGGGTTGCCCGTAACGACGCTATTCGGTGATCCGCTGCCCTGATACTGGGTGCAGGAATTCACCGCCACGCTGCTGCCCTTGATCGTGACCTTGTGAGTCGGGCCGTCCACCCGCATTCCGGCCGCTACTGAGGACGCGACGCCGAAAACCGCACCTCCTGTGTCCGCGCCGCCAGATCCAACCCCGAAGTATCCGGCATCGCCCGATTGGGTGAGCGGGTTGTACCCATTGGCGCCGAGCGAGGGAGCGGTGACGGTGCTAGCTGTGTTGGGGGCCACAACCCTTACGGAATCGTTGCTTGAGCTGTTGTTGGTTGAAGTGTAGAACTGCGTCAGGCCCGTGCTGGGATTCACAAGGAAGGAGCCATACCAGTTTTGAATCGGCGAGAAGAACCCGGTGTTGGCGAAAATCGTGTTGTTCCCGGTCGTCGACAGATCATGAATTCCCGCCGTCGCTGAGCCGGTGAAGTTGTTCCCGGTGATCAGGATATTTCCGATCCCCGTGTAGTCGAGCGCGATGCCATACTGGCCGCCGGTGATCTTGTTGCCGGTCTCGATCATGTCGTTGACCGAGCCCAGTGGCCCGCTGCCTTCGTTGTCGATGCCGGCGTAACCCGAAGAAAGCACAATTGTGTTGCCGGTGATCGCTCCCTGGGAGGATCCGGGGTCCAGACTCACGCCGTTTTGGTTGAATCCCGCAATGGTGTTTCCGGCGATGGAGAACTGGGTGCCACAAATTTCGATCCCCGAGCTCGCGTCGGAGCCGAAGCTCCCGGAACGATAGATTGTGTTGCCCATGATCGACCAGTCCATCAGCAGCCCCGCGCACGTTCCCCCGCCGGTGTTGCCGGCCGCGATCATGCCGCCGTTGACGTTGTAGTTGTTGCGGATGAGATTTCCCGACACCACCACGTTGGTGGGAGTCGGCGCGTTGATGGCGCTGCTCGGGCCTGGGCCGGTGACGGTGTTGTAGTTGTTCTCGATCCGGTTTTGGGTAATTTCCGCTCCCAGCCACGCGGTCGATCCACCCAGAAAGAATCCGGTGCCAAAGCCGCTCGAGTTGATTGTTCCCCCGTTGTCATGGATCCAGGAAAGCGAGATCTTAAAGTCGTTCGGGGCCACCGAGTTGTCGCCCACATACACCGCGGTCTCCTGGGCGTTGTGGACCTCGATCTTAGTGAGGGTCACATGCGCCGCATGGACCGACAGACAGGAATAGTCGTTATTGCCGGTGTTCTGCGCGGTTCCCAGGCCTGCCCGGTTGCAGTCGAGCGCAACGTCCCACATCCGGAACCCCGTCGCCCCGTTCGTGATGGAAAGCAGGTTTTGCAGGCTGGCGTTATTTGCCGCCTGGATGATGCTGCCGGCCCCGGTGCCGGCCATGGATACGTTCGGTTGCGAGACCACGATCGTACCGCGGGCCGCGTTCGTGGCCGCGGGCACAATCACCATCCCACCGCCGGCAGCCCCGGCAACCTGCACCGCCTCTTCGATTCCAGCAGTGGCGCTAGCAATCGTCCAGGCGCCCGAGTGACTGTTCGCAGGCGTAAGGGTGACGGTGCCGGTGGACGCCCCGCTGGTGCAGGTGCCTCCGGTGATTGCCACGGCTTCAGCCGTCCCCGTGCCTCCGGATAGGTAGACGTAGTGCCCGGTGTCGCTGCCGGAAGTGCCCAACGGACAAGGCGTGAGAGTGACCGGCTGATTGGCCCCGCCGCCGATCAGAGAGCCGCCTGGCGTTTGCGCCGGGAAGTTGTAGTCCGTGGCGCTCAGTTGCGGCCAGCTGGCGAAGCGGTAAGTCAGCCCGCCGCTGGTGTTCGGTTGCACCTGCAGGTATTGGGTCTGGCTCCCCGAGGGCAAAGAGGAGGCGGTAGCAGGCAGCTGAGCCCACCAGGCAGTTCCGCCAAACACCGGGAGGTTATTCAGGTTGTTGCCGGAGAGACTGATGTAGCCGTAGCCGCCGGAGCTCACCAGGTCCTGCGCGTTGTAGGTGGTCGACGAGCTCCACGCGCCCGCCCAGCGCATTTTGTTGTAGTACAGCCACGACAGGGAGACCGGAGTCGACTGCCCCGGAACGGTGATTGTCTGCGCGAAACTGGCCCCTACCAGGACCGCGGCGAGCGCGGCGCGCCGAAGCGTCTTCATGGTAGGTTATTCGCCGCTGGAACTTAGGGCAGGATTTCGCCGTCGATGGCCACAGTGGCCGCGCCGCTGGTGCCGATCACGATCTTGATCTGCCATTGCAGAGGAATTGAAACCGCCAGGACGCCGCCGCCAAAGGTGGCCGCGGAGCCGGTGCCGGGAGGCGCTTGCGAGCTGGTGGAGCCGGGATAGAAGTCGAAGACGTACGTGCCGGCGACGGTCAAGGGACCGCCGGCAGTCGGGCCCGAAAGGGTGCCGATCACCACCGGGGCGCCGCCGTTCGGAGGCATGCCGCAGAGCGAAATCGAATCGGGAGCGGTCGACGGGGTCACCGCCGAGGTGGTCACATAGAGCCGCAGTCCCTTACCTACCGTCGCCGTGTGGGTCGGTGAAAAGTAAGGGCCCCCCCCAGCCGTCAAGGCCTGGGAGGGGAAGATGTTTCGTTGCCTGACTCGAGACTGCAGCATCAAAGCTCCCTTACGGAATTGGGTTCGGATCCGTCGACAGGTTGTCGTACCGGTTGAGCAACAGCGTCGGGATGTAAGACACCGGCGTCGACGCTGTGCCGCCCGAAAGGTTCACCAGGATCATTACCAGATCGTAGGGATTGGCTCCCGTGACGTACACGCCGAGAACGTACAGCTTGGCCGCGGTGAGAGCGTCGGTGCTCGCCCCGTTGACGTTGTCCTGGCTCATGAATTCGTACATGTCGCCGGGATAAAAGTCGGGGGCGCGCCCCGGGCAGTTGTTGGTGATGTTCCAGGACACGACGGAGTTGTTGGTGATGCCCGTCAACTGCGTCGGGGCCACCGAGGGCGAGTACGTAGCTTGCAGGACCAGGTCGACTGGGGCGACCTGTTTGTTTTCCGCGTTCACCGACCGGTTGGCCGGCGCGGGCGCGGTCATCGCCAGCACAGACCGGTCCTTTGCCACTCGAGTCGGGCTGACGCGCGACCGCGTGACATTGGTCGACGCCGGCCGGGTGTATTGAGGTATTTGCGCCATGAGGTCTCCTTAGGTGGCCGGGCTGCCGGTTACTGGCTGCCGACCCCGTAGATGCCGTAAAAACCGTTGTAGCCGACGCTGAACCGCATCCAGCCGGCGGTCTTCACCGAGCGGCTGTCGAAGTCGATGTCGTGCACCGTGTTGAAAGCTTCGCGCTCGTAGAAGCGGAGCTCGGTGTCGCTCTTCTCGCCTTCGAGGAACCAGGCGTGCGGATCGGTCAGATAGTCCCAGACCATCCAGCTGTCGAAGCTGGGCATGCCCGAGCGGCGCCGGAAGGCGTTGATGGTCCGGTTCGCCGTATCGGCGCGATCGGATCCGCCCAACAGTTCCGCCCCGATGAATTCGAGCGCCGGCGGGAAGATGGCTTTCTTGGTCGGAATGCGCAGCCGTTTGCCGCGGTGGTCGACCGTCTGCCGCATATCCGTCAGGGCGAGCTGAATGCTCGTGACGTCGGGATCGGTGGCATAGCTGAGCTTGTTCGTCTGCACGCCGCCGCCGATAAGCGGATGCGAGGCAGAGAACAGCGGCTGACCGTCGGGCCCGTTGACCACGCCCGTGTCATAGCTGAAGCCGGTGTTGAAGACGTTGGCGGCCGTGACTTCCTTGGTTTCCTTGGCCGAGCGGCCGAGCTCGGTGGCGAGCTTGCGCACCACCCCGAACTTGTCGTCATCCATGGCCACCTTCGAGACCTTGAATCCCAGCGAATACTGCGCGTGGATGTAGGTCTTGTTGAAGCCGGGCAACGCCTCGTCGTAGCGCGTGGTGTCGCCTTCCGGTACCAGGGCGAACTGCCCGAAGCCGGTGACCTCGGTGGTCTGTTCGATCGAGCGCGAGCTCGACTCCATGCGGAACACGTCGACGAATTCGTCGGGGAACCGCGAGTACTTGGTCATCACTACTTCGTCGATCGCCGGCAGCATGCTCTGCAGGAACAGGTCCGGAAATAGCGTTCTGATAAACATTCAAACCCCTCCGAAACTTGCGAGCGGGGCCGGCTCTGTGGCCGGCTCCCGCCCCCGAAAACTTTTCTACTAGACGCCCGCCGTCTGCTGACCGAACAGGTGCTTGTTGATCGTGCACTCGACGACCGCGTTGGTGCCTTCGAGATTCGGCGTGATCATCGAGACGCGCGTCAACCGCAAATCGAGCGTGTTGGTGGTCGCGATGCCGGTGGTGTTCACGGTCATGCCGGATTGCTTGGTCGCCGTGCTGCCGGTGTTGTAGGCGATGTTGATGTTGGCGTTCTTGCCGATGTGCGCCGTGGTGGTCAATGGCGTGGTGGCATCGCACATGGCCATATAGAGGACGTCGATTTCATCCGTCACCAGGTGAACGGAGAGGGTCGAGAGCGCGCCATAATTCAGCGAGGAGCCCACCCAGAGAGTCGTGCCGGGGGTGCCCTGATAGCCCGTCTGAATCGTCGGGACGTTGTACCCGATCGGACTCTCCGGGATTGCCACCGCGCCGGTGACCTTCTTCACGATGTCGAAAGCGAAGAGCGTGTTTGCGTCCGATGCCGGCTTGCCGTATTCAGTGCAGCTGAACGGAATGCCGCCGAGACGAGAGATCGGCCGAAAGCCGAACGGGTTATTTGGATTCGCCACTTAAAAAGTTCCCCCTGCTGAGTGGTTATTCGCCAGAGCAGGGGGAACTTTTCTAGGGAATGTTGGGAGCGTCGGGAGTTCTTTCGATGTTCACTCCCATCGGCACGTCGGCGCCTACGAGCTCGCGGCGCTCGCTCGCAAAGCCCTGAATCACTTCCGACGGACGCAGCGCGCGGGATCCGGCGCCCACGCGGCCGGCCTGGCGGATCAGCTGTTCCGCGTTCTCCATGTACTCCTGTTCGGCATCGCGCACCAGCTGCTGCGATTGATCGCGGTAGTAGCGCGCGCGGCCGGCGGCGATCGCCATGGGGATCTCGCCCAGCATCAGCGTGCCCGCCTTCACCACTTCGCCGTGCTCGTCTTTCACGAGCGTGTACCCGCGGAGTCCCAGGACGTCGATACAGCGCTGGGAAAGAAACCGGTAGCTCATGCCCGGCCGGTTGCCGTGCCGCATGACCACTTCGCGCAGAACGTTGCCGCCCATCAGCAGCGGATCCCCGAATTCCTCGGGCCCGGTCTCGTACTCCACCTGGCGCGCCGGAATCTTCAGAATGCGATCGGCGAAAGCCTCGGCGACCTTCTCGACGCCGAACTTCTGGATCGCGTAGTAGAGCCCCTTGCGCAGAACCTCGTCGCCGGCGGCTTCGTGTTGTTTCTCGAGGATCAGTCTGCGGTAGATTTCCGCGGTGGACTCTTTGCCCTCGCGCTGCAGCAGCTCCATCATTTGCGGCGAGTCGTCGACCAGAGTGTCGGGGCCGTAGACCCAGCGGACGGTAGTGTGCGCCGCGGCGCCGAAGGCCTTCTTATCGAATTCGTCGAAGAACTCCGCGGCCGTTCCCGGCTCCTGGGCCTTCAGGTTGAGACCGAGGTCCGGAATCTCTTTCATCTTCGCGTCGATGCGATCCTGACGATCCTGCAAAACTTTCTTGTTTGCGGCGCGCGCCGGATCGGGCGCGGTGCGGGTGGGTTTCGTCGGCATTATTTGGACCTCATTGCCACGCCTTTAGTAGCGCGGGCCTTGTATTTTTCGATTGCCTGCTCGGGGGTGGTTTCGTCGTCGACCAGCATCCGGATGGCGATCTGTTTCTGCGCATCCGTCATCTCGTCGTCGCTTTCATCCTCGGGACTCGTGGCACGGCGGCCGCCGCGATCGCCGGCGCCGGCGGCTGCGCGATCGCGCCGGGCCTGTTCCTTCTCGGCTGCCTTGTCGGCTGTGATCTGTGCCGGCGTCTTGACCTTGCCCTCGCGCAGAAAGCGGAGCTCCACACGTTCGGCGGCCATCTCCATGGCGAGCGCCTCGGTGATGCCCGGCAGCTTTTTCAGGTTGCCGTACTCGAGCGCCGTGGCCTTGAAAAACTCGCTGTCGTTCTTTTTCAGGTCCGGGTACTTGGCGACCAGTTCGCCCTGCTTGGCGAGTTCCTGGGCCTTCTGGTTGATGGCCTGAGTCATGGCTTCGCCCTTGACGAAGCCGTTCTGCTCGGCCCAGCCGGTGAGGAAAGCTTTGAAGGCCTTTCCGCCTTTGGTGGCGAGCTCGAGGACATCGATGTCGGCCTCGTCGTCGTTGCTGGCGGCCGGAGCGGCCGGCGCCGGATTTTCGGTGGCTCTGCTGTGCCAGAACTCAGCGGTGCGCCTGGATTCCTCGTTAGCGGCCTTGAGATCGTCGAGCTGCCGCTGCAGCGCCGCCACGTCGACCGTCGGCGTGGTTTCTACGGGGGCAGCTTGTGCCGGCGGCGCGGCTGCCGCGGGAGGGGTAACTGTGGTGGGGGTTGTCATAAGAGTTTGAGCGACTCACTTCCGAATTGCGTGCCCTTATAGAGCTCCGCGGTTTTGGGCAAATAGACTTTGACGCAGTCCTTACACAGGAGCTGCAGGATCCCATCCTTCGACAGGACGTACATGCGCACCTGCTCGCCCGGGCTACGTTCCTTGAGGACCTCCCAGGTGGTCAGGCAATACTGGCATCCGCGGGGCGGCGCTCCGCCCAGGACGTCGAGCGCCTGCTGTTGCCACATCAGGCAGTAGTCGCAGATGATCTGGTTCGACTCGAGCTTGTGCACGCGGAACTTCGGCCGGTGCTTTTGGCACCAGTGGCACTTGAACGTCTCGAGGAAGACTGGCGCAGCGCTCATCCAACCACCTTGCCGTCGACCAGGACGATTGTCTGGTGTTGATGGCAGACCGTTAGGCCGTCGACAATCCGCCAACCTTTGGGTAGCCCTGGCGCCGCGGCACATTCACCGCGGTAAGCGGCAAAGTGCTGGGTCTCTGTTTTCTTGCATTGGAAGCAAACGAACTCGTAGCTATAGCACACGCGGGCATACGGACCGTCTGGGAATGTGCCGCTCATCGCGACCTCCGGATGGCACTCTCGGACGCGCGGCCGCGGCCGGGGTGCAGGTGCACGCTGCGGTTGGCTTGCGGGATCGCGGTGGCGTTTGTGTCACCGCGTGCAATCGAGGCCTTGGCTTGGCGCGCCCAGCCCTCCATAACGGTCATGGCTTGGTTACGGCTTCTTTCTCCGCCTCGACGATGATGTCCTCGGCGACCGGCAGCCAGGCCTTCAGCCCGGGGAACTTGCCGGTGAGAAACAGCAGGACCGCGCCCACCATCACCCCGGAGACCCGCAGGACTTCCTCGAGGCCGGCCGGTGTGGGATGGCTGAAGTAGGCGATGATCACCACCCAGTTGGCCTTGGCTGCGATCGCCGCCGTCAGGGCGACGGCGATCCAGTTAGTCCAGGCGTTCAGCTTGGCGTTGTCTGCGATCTGACGCAGCACGCGGTTGATCACGAAATCTTTCACGCCGGTGAGCATTGACCCTCCTATGAGGTCAGGGGTTTGAAGCACCCGAGGATGGCGGGCTTGATCCCCGCAAAGCGGCCGTAGTAGATCGCGTTCACGATGTCCGCGGCCAGGGCGATCGCCATCACCGAGGTGCCGTCGGGCCCGACGGGCATCACGGCTTCGATCCACGCGACGGCCGAAAGGCTGCCGGCGACCGCAAGCGGATCCTTGTAGAACAAAGCGAAGTGCGCCTGGTCGGGAACCTTCCATGTCACGGTCCCGCCGAGCGCTGCAGCCAGGAGAAAAGCTACAAAGGAGCTCACTGCCACGCCCAGGCCTTCGGAACACGGTCCCACTGCCGCCACGGTGGTCGGCTGGCCGGTGATCGGGTCGATGGTCTGGTAGGACACTTGCCCCCAGGTCAGGGGCGAGAGGAAGTCGACGAACGGGATATGCGAGCTCCAGGACTTGGTGACCAGGCCGACGGTATAGTCGATGCCCGGTGTCACAGCCGCCGCCGGCGGCGCCGGATCCGCATAGGCGCAGACCGAGCAGCCGAACGGGCTGTTGTTGCCGGCAGCCGTTACCGCCGATGAGATCAGCAGTCCCTCCGGCAGAAATGGACCCTGGCCGGCGGATTGCGGAACTGTCAGTAACGTCGACAGCGTGCCCGCGCCGTCGGTTGAGCAGATCTGAAACGGTCCGTTGAGATCGGACCATGGAGCCTTGACGCCGATATAGCTGCGGTTCGCTGGTCCCCCGTAAGCGGACAAGGCGACCTTGTCGCCAGGCTGAATGCCGCCTGACGCCGGCGTGGCCAGATCCTGCACGATGACCTCAGAGAAGCCAAGGCCGTCTCTTTGGCCCATGGCGGAGTTCGGAGCTGCGACGAGTTGAAAAGTTTGCATGAAAGTTCCTTTCTAATGGGCCGCGATCGTAACGACCACGGGCGCCGCCGCGCCTTTCCTGGATCTGCTGGCGAAGAAGTGATCGGTATTACACGCGCCTGGCGGCAACGTCAGCGGATACTGCAACTGCACCAGGAGCGCAGAAGCGGATGGCACCTGTCCCCTCGCGATGGTTACGACGCCCGGCAACAGGCTGCCACCTACCGCCAGGCCGGTTGACCAGGCGGAGCTGCCGCCCTTCACCGCCAGAGCCAACGCTGCCACCTGAGAGCCGATACTGGCGTAATGCTCGAGCTGGCTCCAGAACGTCTTACTCACGTCGCCGTTGAGGACCATGGCCGCGTCGTAGCTGTCGATGAGCGGAATGGTGGGGGCGGCCAGGCTAATCGCCTGCGGAGTCAGCACGGCCGGCTGGGTGCCGACGTTGCAGAAGTCCGCCTGATATCTGGTCAGGCTCCGGGCGTTAGCGACAACCGCCGCGGGTACGGCCTTCGACTCGGGAGTGAATTTGATGGTGACTTGCGCCAGGCCCACACAGGCCAGGCACGCGATCAGAAAACCGGCTCTTAGGGAGTTCATGTCCGGTTATTCGGCTTTTTTTTGAGCTCTGCGAGCATGGTCTCCGGAACGGCGGAAACTGCCCGCAAACTCTCCGCGGCGCCCTGCGCCCGGCGGAGCACCATGTCGCTCTCTTCCCTGATGCACTGCAGCGCCGCGGTCTGGTACATAGTGACCAGCCTGGCCCGATAGTGCCGGAAGGCACGCGAGGCGAGCATCTCTTCAAACTCCCGCGCCTCGAGCTCCTCGGTGCGCGTGTCGGGACGGGTACGGGTTTTCATGAATTACCGTGTAAGCTTTCGTCGTGGTTGGGGAACACGAAGGGCCCATTCGCCGCGGGGTTTCCCTGCGGCAATTGGGGAGCGTTCCCGAATAGCCCGGAGGGGAAGTTCAGAGCCCCGCTCTGGGCGAGCTGGCCGGCTGCCTGCACCGCCTGCTCGACCATGGCCTGCTGGAGCTTCTTATGCTGCAGCTGGGCGATGTGGTCGCGGTAGTGCGACATCAGCTTCTTGATGGCGTCCGGATCCGCGGTTGGACCCTGATCGTCTTTCTCCGCTTCCTGCAGGTCGCGCATATGGCGAATCAGGTGGAGCTGGTCGTTGTCCTGCGGGTTTACGTGGATGTCTTCCCCGTGCAGCAGGTTGATCCATTCCGTCTTCGGATCGACCGGCATGTCGGGTTGTGGCGGCCGCGGCACGATGTCGGCAAAGTTGGGATCGCCGAGGGCGGCGTGCGCTTCGTTCGTCACCTCCCACAGCGCCACCGGGTTTTGCATAATCAGGGGGTTCTGCAGGTCGAGCTGGTAGCGGGCGAGAGACTGTTCTTTCTTCGCTTCCTTCGAATACACCGAATTCGCGAACTGCAGGCGGAAGTCATAGCGGCCGTCGCGATCCTCGAGCGTGAGCATGGCGCCGCCGTTGTTGACGCTGAAGAGGCCCCCGGCGTCTTCCTCGGTCACACGGAAGAAGACACTCGGCCGGCTGAACATGTATTCCAGGTCCCAGAAGTGGCTGAGGATGTCGGACATATCCTCCCGCAGCACTTTGGTGTCGAGCGAGATCCGAACGTTGCCTTCCTCGAGCAGCTGCTGCGTCTGGACGCCGGTGCGCGGCGCGTTCGGCCGATCGGACTGCCGGCCGAGGTGCATGTCGCTCATGCCGGTCAGCCGCTCGCCGTAGGCGAGAAGCACCTGTTCCTTCCACTGCGCGATCGACATATCCGCCTTGATCTGGAATTGGAAAATGTCGTTTTTGGGATCGTTCAGCGGAATGGCCAGGCCTGGCTCCACGTGGAAGGTGTCGGGGTCGAAGCCCGAGGCCGGCCGGTACCCGATCGGCGGATTCATGGCGAGCTGCCCCGCCTCGGTCGCCTGGTTGTGGTTGGCGCGCAGATCGTCTTCGATCGTGTCGAGCAGCTCGATCAGGCCCGGAGACCAGTAAGTGCCGTCGGCCATCATGGCGCTCTCGACGAACGGACGCCGGTTCTTTTTCAGCGGATAGAGCTGGGCCAGGTCCTGGATCCCGATCACCAGGCGCAGGTCCCACAGGAAGCGCACCACAAAGTCCTTCTGGTGCATTTCGCGCTTATCGAAGTCCCACTCGGAGGCGGACGGCATGCCGCCGCGGGGGCCCTTCTTCAGCGGCCGCCAGCGGCCATGCCACTCGAGCACCATCAGCCATTCGCCGGAGGAAAGCGGCCGCTGGTACATGATGCCCTCGGCCTCGTCTTTCTCGAGCTTGACCTCTTCGCCTTCGAATTCCCGCTGGCTGCCGTGCTGAGCCAGGGCAACGATCGTCTTCCAGTTGGCCTTGATGTTTTGGTAGCGGCCCTCTTCCTCTCCCTGCAGCAGCTGCTCGGGAGTCACCCGGTAGCGCCTGATCACATGGGAGAAGTCGTGGAGCGATCGCACTTCTTCCGCCGGCACGATGAAATCGTCCGGCCACAACGGATCGAACTCCGGGCCCTCGTAGTCGACCACGCGGTATCCGCCGTCTTCCTCGGTGCCCTCCTGAATGAAGCCTTTCGCCACGGCGTCCTGGCTGTCTTCCGTCGCCGGCACCACGAAGGTTTCCTTCTTCCAGGGGCTGTACGCCACCGAGCGGCCGAAGATGATCTTGCGGAGCACGAACTCGCAGAAGCGCTTGGTCAGCTTCATGGAGTTGAAGACCCGCCAGGTCATGTACTGCGAGATTTTGACGTCGCGTTTGTAATTGCTGGGACCGACGGGAACAGCCTGGATCTCGGCATCGTCGCCGAAGAGGGAGTCCATTTCCTTGGCCCACTTCGTCATGGAGTTCCAGCGCGAGTAGGGCACCGGCAGGTTGCTGGTCTCTTCCTCTCCCTCGAGGGGAACGTCGACCATGCCGCGCCACCGGCGGTAATAGTCTCTCCACCGCTGCATGCGGCGGTTGTGGTCGCTGATGTCGGCCCGGTAGTCGGTCTCCACCCGGTTGCCGATGCGATCGACCTCGGACTTCGGCCACTTCAGCTGGTAGTCTTTTTGCGTCATTTCCTGAGGGCCTCCGAGTATCTCCGTTTGAGGTCGTCGACGAAAAAGTCGACCAGCATCCGGTCGCCCAACTCATACGCCAGTACGAGCTGCTGCACGGCGTTTGAAAAGTCATGCTCCCGTTGCCGGGTCTCATCCCAGCCCGAGCTCATCTTCAGCCGGCCGTCCGGGCCCGCTGTTCGCTGCCGTGCTGCTCCACTACCGCCGCAGTTTGACAATTTGACCCCTGCTATCTCTTTCGACCTTCTGGCCGTACCTCTGAAGCTTGGGAATCAGCGGATTGGCTGCGACGATCGGCCGCGGCATCCGTGCCATAACGACACACCGCAGGGCCAGCGCGATCACGCAGTCGTCATGCCCGCCCTTCTGCGCCTCCGCCTTGCCCCGGGGGTTGATGATGAACGTCATCAGCTCCCGGGCGACGGCGGGATCGTTCACGTAGATCGAGGCCGCGCGGATGGCATCGTCGAGCAGCGAGACCAGCTGCTGCCGGCTCACTTCATCGGTCTGCCAGCCGATCTTGTCGGAGCTCACCGCCGGGTCCTGGTCGGCCGCCATGGGCCGGTGATAGATCAGGGAACTCGGGTATTGCTCGTTGAGCAGCGCCTCGAGGGAGCCGATGCCGGCGCCGGTGCGCTCGAGGGCCACCTGGGCGTTGTTGTAGAATTTCGCAAGCCGGTGCACGTAGCGGCCGAATTCGCCCGGCATGCACCGCAACCGCAGGACGGCCGCTTCCTCCCCGGTGTCGCGATCGCCGATCTCGCACACTGCCCAGTCCGGATCCGGGGTCCCCTTGCCATCGTTGGCGTCGGCCCCGCCGGAAGGATCGGCGCCGGCGGCGTACAGCCGGCCGCGCTCGGGCATCCGGTAGATCGAGAGCGCTCCCGTATCGTTCGGCAGGAAGACGATGCGCTTCTCATTGCCGATCTCGTCGATACCGAGCTCGCCCTTGAGCGCCTCGCGCCTCACCACGATGCGGTTGATATGCGGGATGCTGAAGCGGTTCCGCGCCGAGGCGGTGAAGGCCTCTTCAGGTGTCGCCGGGTGTTCCCGCTTGAAGCCCTGCAGGTCGTTGGGGAACTCGCTCGAGATCTTGAACCGGCGCCAGGCGATCTGTTCGAGGGCGAGGTTATACTTCCCCCTCAGTTCGCCCTCTTCGCGCGTCAGGGAGTCCTGGAAGCGTTCGGGAGAAACGGCGAGCGGGTATCGGTTGAGCGGGTGTTCCCACCAACCCATGAAGACGAAGACCCACTCCCCGCGCTTCTCGATCGCCTCGATACACATGTGCTGGAACTGGTCGCCGATGGTCTTCGCGGTGCCTTCGATCACCACCGTGGTGTCGGGCAGCGCCGGCACGGCCGACATCACCGACCGCATGGTGGCCGCCGAGTCGGCGTAGTAGGGGAATTCCGAGAAGTGGACGTTGGTGAAGCGGGTACCGCGGCCGTAGTTCAGGGATCCGGCGGTGTGGATCTTGATGTAAGAGCTGTCCGGATCCCCGCCGTGCTCCCAGTAGATTTCCTGAGTCAGCGCCCGCGACGCGCCCATGGTGATCGCGTAGTCTTCCTCGCCAGGCGGCGGCGGATCCTCAGAGAGACCAAACGGCAAATACTTGTCGTAGAAGCGTTTGTAGACCGGGAAGATCTCCTTCACCGAGTCGTCGCTATGCGCCATCACCAGGGTGTGGACGCCGGCGTCGAACGCGGTGCCCTTGAACAGGTGGGAGGCTGTCCCGGTGGTGGCCATGATGCGCCGGCTCTTGAGGTAGATGACGCGGACCGGCCGGCGGGCCTCGCGCTCTTTTTTGATGACGGCGGTCAGCCTGGCCTGGCCCGGCTGCTCGATCATCGGCACCACTTGCCGGCGTTCGTTCTCGACCACCAGGGATTCGCGGCAGAACCGCGGGTGATCGCTGAAGGCGGACTGGAGCTCCTCGTACCTCACAGCTTCCGCTTCGGGTGGTTGACCCGGTAGACGATCAGGGTTCCAGGTCCGAAGTTGATGGCCAGGCCTGGCGTGGGGTTCACAAGCACCGTAAAGCCGAACAGCAGGCCCCAGCAAAGCATGCCTTCAAAGAACCAGCCGGTACCGCCGCCCAGCGGCACGCAGAAGTCGGGGAGGGACTTCAAGCAACCCTCCGCTGTACTTCGGCCGTGACTTTGGTCTTCGCCGCGGACAGCTTCGAACGCGCCCACAGAGGTGTCTCACCGTGAGCTTGTGCTATCTGGGCTACGTTGCGCCCGGCGAGGGCCTCCTGGATCACCTGCCGCTCGTCGTCGGGTAACACGCGGTGGATCACTGCCACCAGCACTCTGGTCTTCTGGCGTTCGCCGGCGAGCTCGTCGGGCAGGGCGCGGCCGTCCACCAGACTCATCTCGCGTTTCCGTTGTTTGTCGTCTTCGCGGTACAGACACTCTTCGAGCGACACCGGCAGCAGTTCCTGGTAAGCCTGCCTCCGGTGAGCATCGATAATCGCCCCTCTTACCCGGAAGTAGCAGTATTTCGCGAAGTCGCCCTTGCTCGGATCCCAGCGGCCGGCGGCTTCCACGAGCCCGATATACGCCGAGCTGAGCATGTCCTCGAAGGCAATCTTCGATCCCCCGGATCCGGCGGCGTGCCGGAACTTATGGAAAATCTGGCGGGCGATCCCGCGGGCCACTGGCATGTGCTCAACAATCAACTGCTCACGCTTTTGCCGGAGCTCGTTCTCCGCGGCCATGCGGGCCGCTTTGATCTGCACCTGGTGCAGGTATTCCTTCCAGAGCCGTTTACTCAGGCGGACTACACTCACCCTGCCACCTCCTGGCGTTGCTTTTTGATTAAGACAAACTCGGTCCAAGTGACCAGGCGCCGCCCGGCCTCCGCTTCCTTCCCTGCGTTTCTGGTGTCTCCGGCCGCCAGTTCGAGGAGATCGCCGTACCGTTCGACCGCGCGCAGCTGGGTGAAGTGATCGGCCTTGTCGGTTTTCTTGGCGATGAAGGCCCGCTCGACCGCCCGGACCGCGGCGCCCGCCATGCGGTTCAACTGATCGCGGTAGGGGTGCAGGGCGTTGGCGATGATGAACTTGGTTTCCTGCTCGTGGATGAGCCGCAGAACATGCCGGCGGCTGCAGCCGGCTTCCTGGGCGATCTGGTCGGTGTTCTTGCCCGCGATCGCCCCGGCGGCCACCTTGCGGCGCTTGAGCTCCTTCTCGGTCTTGGTGCCCTTGGTGCCCTTCTTAGTCGGCATGGATCACCACCTGCGCGGTTTGCGAGATGGGATCGCTGCCCAGAATCTCGATTACCTCGAGATCGCTCAGGGGGATCTGTAGCAGGAACTCATGCGTGACCGTGAAAACTTCCGCCTCGAGGGGAACAGCGGCGGCCTGCGCGCAGTGCTCAACACACCAAGACCCTCGCGGTTTGGCGGCGGCGCTGGGACAACCTGTAACCCGGCACGGAGGAAGGTAATGCGGTTCTCCAGTGCCGTGGTACCTGCCGCAAATGCCGCAGGCCTGGCGCAAACACCAGCCCGCGTGCTCATCCGCCTCGAGGAAAACAGCGGCGGCCTGCGCGCAGTACGCTGCATGGTCGCCCCGGCCGAATACGCAGGCGTCACAGCACTTGTCGGGCTCGCCGGTGAAATAGGGGCGGGAGGTGATGTCAGCCACGTTGAGCGGCCTCCAGGGCGGCAATACGGGTATTTAGTCCGTCGAGCTGCCTTTGAAATTCCACCAACGTCTTCGTCTGCTCGATGAGCAGGTTGCTCTGTAGACGGATCACCTTGTTCTCGGCCTCGAGTAAGACCGCTTCGAGAGCTGGTTCCATGGCTATGCCGCCTTGGGGGGCGCCGATGGCTGCGGGTGTTTCGCCACCAGCTTGAAGGAGCGGTAACCGCTGCGCTCTTCGTGGATGAGCGTTTTGGTCGCGCTCTCCGGCAGGTTCTTGTCGACCACACCGAGGCCGATATCGATCACCGCCAGCAGGCCATCGAACCCGAGGGCCTTCTTCATCAGGGCAAAAACCTTCTTCTTGTCCTTGATCGTGCGCTCGTTCCGTTTGGACCCGAGCTGGACCTGGTACGTGTCGCCCTCGGCGACCTGCGGCTTTTCGGCGGCCGCGTCTGCGAAGTGCGCCTGAATCTCTTTTTTGAGCACTTCGAACTCATCCGTGGCAGGGCCAACGAGCTGTATCTGTCGATCCAGCTCGCCGGCTTGATCGATTTTTCTGCGGAGATCAGCTTCTGACAGGAGAGGCTTCCTGGGGAGTTCTAAGACTGGGGGCATCTATCGGAATTATGGGAGCCAAGTTACAATGAGGCAATCCGGCAATTCTGCGGGGAGTAATTTTCGGGTAAGCCGAAAGTTAAGGTACCAGTTGATCATCGATCCCGCAGGACGCGTGCAGCTGTCAGTGCGGCAGGTTCAGGTGTTACGCCTGCTGTGCACTGTGGCCCCACCCACCAAAGAAATCGCCGCCATTCTTCGCTTGTCGACCCACACCGTCGACGGCTACATCGACGAGATCGTCGGAGAGCTGGGTCTGAGCGGCCGACAGCAGCTCATCGTGTGGGGTTGGCAGCATCCCGAAGCGATGATGGGCTGCCCGGTTGAACCATCGTTCCATCCGCCAGGCTGCCTCTGCGGCAGAGCGATCTGCGCCCTGCTCGAGGACGCGGCTTAGTTCACGTTCTCCACCGTCACGGAAAGATCGCTTAAGTCGGTGTGGATCGCCTGGAGATCATTGTCGACGGAGTCGAGATGGTTCTCCATCTTCTCGAACCAGTCTGCGTTCGGGTCCACCGCGATCGAAACCTGATCGAGCTTGGCGGTGATGGCGGTGCAGTCGCTGTGCACCACCAGTAAAGCAACCGCACAGAAGATCAGAACGATCCACTTGTAGCCCTTGTCAACCGCGTGAACGAGCTGCAGGAAACGGACTTTGTAGGTGAGGCTCAATCGCATGGCCGCTGAGAGTAGCATGCTGCGCGGATTGTGTGGAGCGGGGGATTACGCGGCGGTGGGAGCTTCAGAGCCGTCCGTTGGAGGCTCAGATTCAAATAGGGCCTGGCTGATGCTCACCAGCTTCCGGCCTGTTCGGGCGAGGCGTTCGCGGACCTGTCGAACGGTCTCCGCCTCTTCCCACTCGATAGCCCGGCTTTCTTCCGTGCTCATGCTCCCATCTTACCCGTCGTCGTCGTTTTGCTGTTGGCCCTTTTCGACGACGACGACGGGTTGCTTTAAGTACCTCCAAAAGGGACAAAAACCCGAGGGGCCTCTTCTTTCCTTTAAACCTTTCAATACGCTGTCACCTGACGGCTACCTGAAGTAGCCATTGGCAGGTAGCCGTGAGTGAGTAGCCCTCTGACGGACATCTGATTCAGTTTTTTGGTTTCCCTCTTGCAAACCAGCAATGAATGGGAGTAATCTCAGTTACACATGAAGCAAGAAGAGATCAGGCAACTTTTTCGCGAAATTGGAAAGAGAGGCGGCCAGGCAAGAGCTAGGAGACTGGCAGCTATGCCCAAGGAAGAGCGTTCCGCGTTAATGCAGAAGGTCGCCCAGGCCCGCTGGGGCAAGCCTAAGACCGAGGAGCAAGCCTCACAGTCCTAAAATGTCACAGGCCCACCATTGCGCACGTGTTGGCGCGGAACAGCTCGGCCGGCCGGAAGTACCGGCGCACGGTAGCGAGACACCGGTGTCCGGTCTGTCTTGCGATCTGCGCATCGGTGGCGCCGGCGATGCCAGCAGCCGTGACGAAGCCAGCGCGCAAAGAGTGGGATCCGTATTGATCCGGATCGATACCGATCATTTTCAACCGGGACTTCACAATGCGGGTGACGCTATCCCCGTCGAGCGGTCCACCGCCGCGCCCCTGCCGTGGGTAGAGGCACCCGGGTATCTTGCCGCGCCGCTTCAACCAGTCGCCCAGCGTTCGAATGGGGCACGTGGCCGCGCGCTTGCCGCGGGTGACGGCGATCGCCCTTCCCTTTCCGGCCTGGTCCTGCTTTTCGCGGTCGATATGGATGATCAGCCCCTGGTCGCACTGCTCGATGTCTTCCACCTTCAGGGCGACCAGGTTCGAACGCCTCAGCGCCGTGGCAAAGCCCAAGACCAGCAGCGAGCGGTCGCGCAGCGCCGTGAAAGTCCCGACGGCCGCCAGTTGTCCGCTGATCCTGGACAGCTGATTGACCGTAATCGCCTTCATCTGCCGCGGTTTCTCCCCCTGAATTCTGCAAGCTCCATAGAGCATGATCTTCACCTCCTCGGTGACCGGCGAGGAGAGTCCTCTGGTGCGGTGCCGGTGATCGATCGCGCACTTGCGCCGGTTCACCGTCGTCAGCTTCTTTCCCTGGTGGATCAGGTCCGTCAGATACAGCAAAACCGTGTCGGGCTCAGCCGGGATCGAAACGCGCGCGTAGGCGTCACACCACGCCTGGAACATGTCCCAGTCGTAGGAATAGCCGGTGATTGTGTTCGCGGCAAAGATCCCCTCGCTAAGCCGCTTGCTCTCTCTCGCGAGAGTCGCAAGATGCTCTTCCCTGAGGTTCATTGTGTTCGAAAACACATATCGGCAAACTTAGTTAGTTTGTTCGGGAAAAGAAAGAAAAGTCAGAGGCAGGCTCGACGGTTACAGCAATACATTGTAATCGAATTGCTATGCCGAGTATCGGGCCGCCCGCCTCCCATTCTGGTATTCCCCGACGACGCATCCATCGCCTGAGAAACGTGAGCGCCGCCGAGGAACAGTGACCAGCGCTGGGAAGCCAGACCCCTATATTCTGGCACACTCCAGCGCTCAAAGACCCCTGACCACAGTTTCATTTTGAGGAAAGGTACGTTCTATGAATGCTGGACACAACGTCGGTTTCTGCTTAGGCCTATCATCCAACCCACCGCACTTTTATTTACAACGTCTCAGGTTAAAGAGTAAGCACCCTCACTCGGTCGCTCTGGAGGCCAGCCATGGCTAAGAAACCCACGAGCACCAAGTTCATCGCGCCGTACCTTGCCAACGCTGGCCTGGTCGATGGCCAGTCCATCCAGTTGAGCAAGCTGACGGCCCTCGCCATGGTCCGGCCGGACATCTTCCCGCTCAAGGTCAACATCCTGGGCGTAGGGTTCGGCCAGGCGTTCGGCTACTCGACCGAGCTGGCTGTGGTGATGCGCAAGCTCAAGGCCGGAGAAAACCCCAACCGGGTGAGAAACCTGGTCAAGGTGCACGCGCCAAAGGGGGCCGGTGAGCAGCCGGCCGTCACCGAGATCCTGACCATGCAGGGGATCGCGCGCTTCCTTCGGGAGGGAGCGAGGGCGGCGTGGAAGGAGTCCCAGGTCACTCCGACGGAGGACATGCTCGCCCGCCTGGACAGCAACTGCATGGGCTCACATGTGCGCCGCAATGTCGCCGAGCTGGAAGACGACGGGTTCTGTAACAGGGCGCGGGTGAACCGCGAGACAGAGAAGATCGCCGATATCGGTTACGACCGCGCTGTCGCCGCGGGCCTCCTAACACCGCTATCACTGCTCACTGATGAGGAGCGGAGGAGGTTGGGTTCTGATTCGAGGCGAAATCGCGTCGGGCTGTTCTTTCATGCGATTCCAAGGCCCGCAAAATCCTACGCGCGGCATGAGCCCATTAATGGGCTAACGCTAGGACCTAACTCCTTTGAAATCAGCGGCACTTTTCAGCTTTTGCTGCCTTTTGTCTCTCCGAAGTACCGGGAAGCCTTCGCGCAAATGGCGGATCGGCCGGAGCTGGCGGTAGTCGCCCAAGCGCTCACTGAAGCCAAGGCAAATGCCAAAGCGGCGGTAGAAAAATGCCTGGAGGAAATCCGCCAGCAGCAGACGAAATCGGCCTCTCCAAATCCCACCGGGAACGGCTCCAGAGCAGCAGTCGAATCCCGTGGAGAGGCCGCCCCTTTAGTTTCGCAGCCCCGGTCCTCACAACCTCCGGCGGCCGTAAATTCCAACGGTAAAGGAACACAGCCGGCGCATGCTGTCAGCAAGCCCGGTTCCCAACCCCCTTCCACCGCTACGGCCGCCGAGAACGCTTCGCCTGAAGCCTACCAACTGCTCGAGGTCCTACGGAAGCACGTCGCCGCGGACCTCGAAGGGTGTCAGGCGATTATCACCCGCTCCCGCGCCAATGCACCTGGCTGTACAGCAGCTCAGATCTGCGGCATGGGCGACTACATGGCCCAGGAGGCCCGGAAGCAAGGCAAGGCCTTCGCGTGGATCATCAAGTACCTACCATCCAAGATGGTGGGTTTAGATCGCCCACAAGCCGCGGATCCGGCCGACAAATGCGATCCAGGCCCAGAGGTCGACCTCCAGGAGCCGGAGGAACTTCGCGCGCTCCAGACTCAACGCGACGACCTGGTCCGGAAGATGAACTACGTGAGAACGGATCCCTGGTATCGCGGTAAAGAGACCTCCCGCCAGACGACGCTAGGCGCTCTCAAAGCAGAACTGGAAAAGCTGGACGCTCAAATGTTGGCAGCGAAAAGGCCGGCAGGTAGCGAGAGCAACGGCCGCGCGCTTTTGCAGGCCGTAGGAGGCGACTGACATGGGAATGAACCCAAAACCCCGACGCAAAGTACAACAGAACCTGGAAGGCCTCTGGGAGCGGCAGAAGGCCAGGCAGGAAGCTCGCGACCGGGCCCGCCAGGCCTACCTGCGCTGCATCGCTACTGACCTTCCCGTCGGCGCTCAATTAAAACGTGGCGAGCAGGGATCCAAAGTCTGCGGTTGTGGCTGCCAGTCGGGTTCCGGGAGGTTCCTCCGATGAACGGTCTCCAATTTTGCATCGCCCGTGCCCGCCACTCTCAGGGTTTGGCAGTCGCCGAGAACTATGGCGAGCAATGGACACCGGCGCCCACGACGCGGCCGCTGGTGTCGCCCAGACTATCCCGAGGGCCAAGGCCAGAGATCGTAAGGCCGGCAGACTTCCTGCCTCACGACGAATCGATCATCCAGATGCTCTCGATGATTCCCGACGGGGTCAGCGTCAGGGAAGCTATCGGCCTGGTCAAATCCCGCGTATGTGGAGGTCAATGCTAATGAACATCGATCAAGCCATTTCGAATGTAGCGGACCGCTTCCGGGCCGACATGGAGGACGAACGCACCCGCGAAGCGCTCTTGTGTCGGGCTGGACGTCTCAACCCGGAAGTTTTCAGGGAGACGATGGTCCTCACCCTGAGCGACACCACCACCCGGAGGCTGGTCCTGCCCGGGTACACGCACGCGCCTATGGGGCAGCTCGTACAGATCAGCGAGCTCTTCGGCGATGACCTGTTCGTCATTACGTTGATGCGGGTGCCTGGTGGGTGGAGGGTTGAGACGAGGCTGCACGCGGTGCGGGTGAGTGAGCAGATAGTAAGACCAATTCCGGAGGTCCAACGATGATCGAAATTCTCAATAGCTACACAAAGGCCGTACTCTACACGAGCGCGACCGCCGAAGACATCGCCACTGCGGTGGTAGAAGCTGTTCGAGCTGGCGCGAGACTGGACGGCGCGAGCCTGGACGGCGCGAGACTGGACGGCGCGAGACTGGACGGCGCGAGCCTGGTCGGCGCGAGACTGGACGGCGCGAGACTGGACGGCGCGAGACTGGTCGGCGCGAGACTGGACGGCGCGAGACTGGACGGCGCGAGCCTGGACGGCGCGAGACTGGACGGCGCGATCCTGGACGGCGCGAGACTGGACGGCGCGAGACTGGACGGCGCGATCCTGGACGGCGCGAGACTGGACGGCGCGAGCCTGGACGGCGCGAGCCTGGTCGGCGCGAGACTGGTCGGCGCGAGACTGGTCGGCGCGA